CCTTAGCTGTAGACCCATCAATGAACTGAGCAATGGCACTCACCGTGTTGGTCATGCATTCCATGGTTCGATCATCTGCGGTTGTGATGAATTCCTCCATTGCTGTTTTGAATGGAATGTTTAGATGGCTCATGGTGGTTGATATCACGCTACCATCATAAAAGTTGCTAATGACATCCATCAGCATTTGATTCTCCTTTGAAGGCCTGGGCATTCTTGTGTAAAAAACCATCTTCTTCCGTTTGCATGAAGTAACTGCCTTTTGCAGCTGGAAAACAGTCTTACACAATCTTGAATATTCAGTCTTCATGACATCAATGTTCAATTCTCTTTCAGTGATCATATGTAAATCTTTGAACAACCCAATGAACTTCCCGTCAACCCTAGACTTCACAAGTTCTGTATCTGAATCCATGGCATCCTCAAAGAGAAGCCTCATACCAGACACATCTAAACCCAGAAGCGAGCAAATTACTGTATATATTGGGTTTCGAACCTCTTCTTCATCGACAGGCATTGCAGTCGTTCTGACACAGTGGTTGTTATTGCTCGAACTCATTATCACACTGAAGTCAACCAATTGTAATAGATAATATATGCCTAGGCTATCATTCAGGAAAGTAGATCTGAGTAACTCTGCCCAATTGAAATCCAGGTTGTTTTCACAATTTTCTTTGCTGATGTCCATTGCCTCACGTATGGTGATGTAATTACTTTCATACTGTTCTTCAGCAGGACTCATGGTTGCTTCCACATCAAAATTCAGAGTATCAAAATCGTAATCAGTCAAGAAGTTCCTCCTGACACACTTGGATCTTGATGATGTCATTCTGTTCGCTAGAAGAACAATATTGTCTGGTGCATTTATGGAATCAACATAACTTGATTTCATGTAATTCATTAGTCGTCTAGTCTTGTAATCGTTATTGGTAACAGACTTTCCAAATGTTAGCTCTGGTCTGATCAAACATGCAATGAATATATCAGCAAGGTCTCTAGGGTTCTCTTTGAGCTTTGTGTAGTCCTTATAGGATGTGAATTGGTTCAGTGAATTCTTATAGTGGTAAGGTATCATTGTAATCATAGATTGTGATGCAACCTTCCCGAAGAATGAAGCCTCACTAGCACTACCTAATGTTTGGATATACATTAAACTCTTGTTGCTGGGTTCAAATTCTTGAAATTTTTCAGTGTTGAAATCATCTATTGTGAACGTGTTTCTTTTCAACTTGCAATGGTCTTTATATTCATTGAACAATAACCAGAGGTTATTTGCAGATACTCCGTACAACATGGTGAGACATGAGGGTGCAGTGTAATAGCCACCAAGTTGTAATGGTATCCGACATCGGTCATTAGAGTCATAGACGTTTATCTCACCTGGCAACATTGAATAGACTGAATAAACAGAGAAGTTTAGGCAAGTGTACATCATTCTTAGCATGATAGGTGGTATGGAATTCCTCATTGCCTCCTGTATAAATGACGCTGAAGCCATCATGTCCTGATAAAAATCAACATGAGGAGTGTCAACCGTTAACGAATTTACTGCACGTGACCATATAGGAATCTGTTCGCCCTGGATATTATGTGCAGAAATGAAATCGCTGTCATACCTCGAAATGAATGACTTGGCTTTGTTAAGCTTCAATGACACACTGGTTTGCATCAATCTCGTGAACTCCATCAGTGCACATGGTAGGTAAGGCCGTAGTGTTTTCATCTGAGTATTATGGAGGGTGCAGGAAAACATGTACAAACTGTCATCACTGTGAACCATAGCTCTTTGTCCAATGGTTATTCCGTCGCCTTCGGTCAATGACTGCACTATGTTTTGTTGATACCATGCATTCAATGAAAACACATGTGATGACAGGTAGTTCAAATCCCCTTGGAACCAATTATGTCCAATATTTAGATAATTCTTATTTGAACCGACAGTCAATTCTTGAAGTCGATTGCCATTCACCTGACCATTTGTTTTATAATTCAACAGTCTCAGTAAGATGTC